CGATCCGACCTTAAGCGTGAACTCACCGCTCACCAAGAACCTCCTCGATAAGTATGGCGATGCGTTGGACAAAGCCGCGACGAACCAGAACGCCGCTGGCGGCTTTGCACCGCAAGCCACGACCGGCGCGTCGCTCAACGACACCATTCAGAAGCTCAGCAAAATCGCCAACACGAACACGAACAATTTCGAGGGCGTGGCGGCGCAGCAAGCGCGCGACGGCTTGACCGATCTTTTCCACTCGACGACGCCAGTCTCGGCGCCGGCCGGCTTCGATCCGGTCAAGCAACTCGCCGCCGCCAAGATCGCCAATGGGCAATTCAAGGACGCCGAGGCGCTGCAGGGTTGGCAGAAGGAAATCTACAAGTATGGCGGCAACGTCGGCAACGACGTCAAGAACTACAATGAAAAGTGGTACGGCGACCCGAGGGCCAGCCAGACACCCGCTCAGCAAGCCACGACGCAAGCGGGCAACGACGCGCTCATGGGCATTTACAACACGCAACAGCAATCGGGCGCGGTCCCGCGTTGGGCGACGTCGCTATTGCATGAGGGCATCGGCGCGGCGGTCGGCGAGGGCGCCGGCACGATGGCCGGCCTACCGCACGGGGTTGGCGCCGGGCTTGGAATGATCGGGACCTATGCGATCGGCAAGCCGCTCATTAAGGCCGGCCGGGCGCTCAGCCAGGGCATCGACACGCAACAGGCGTTCGACCAGGCTTATCCCGCAATGACGGGGCGCAACCTCACGCCGGTCGACACAGTGGGCTTAGGCGAAGCAATCCGTCGGCTTGGGATCGTCGCCGCGACCAATCGTTAGCCCTCGGCGGCCGAGGCCAGCGCGCCAGCACCCAAGAAGAGGACCCCGGCGATCGGCGAGCCGAAACAGAAAGCGCCGATGGCGACGGCGAAGAGAATTAGTGGCAATTTTTTCTCCTAAAGTGAGCGGTTGTTTAGAGCGGTGTATTCGAACAAACCTCCGGCCCGATCGCGGGCCAACTGGCCCACATGCCCGGCCGAATAGCGCGAAACTCACCATCGTTCGTTCGCAGAATTAACGTCCCATCGCGGCAGACTTTAATCACTGTCCTAGTCTCGGCTGCTGGCGGAAAGGCGTGCATCGCAGCCAGGAAAGCGGTGAAGATGGCCATCAGGGCCAAGGGAAGAGCCCAAGGCTTGTCGACAAGCTTTGCAACAGCGGCGTTCATTTCGGCGCCGGCACCTGAATGATGATCGGCTGCGGAGCTTGCGTCGGCGCCGCGACATGGCCCGCGATGAAATACATCGCGCCAAGCATACCGATCAGCGCCGCCGTCGTTATCGAGGCGAACTTAATCCACGGATTTGGGACCGAAATTAGGTCAATCATCACGCCCCTTTGAATGTGAGGCTGTAAGAGCCGTCGGGATTGATCGCGACGTTTGCGCCATTTTTCTGCGCCCAACGCACGGCTTTCAAAATCGGCAGCCTGCGTCTGTACTTCGCTTGATGAGCGGTCAGCGCTTCCTGCTGTTGAGCGTTCGCTTCTAGATTTTCTATCCTCGGGTCCCGTCCAGACTTGAGCATGAGGCGGAAGTGTTGGACGACAGCACGGGCGTCGGCGAGCGTTATGGCCGGCACTCCGACGCGGGCGGACTGTCCGGTGGCGCGGGAGCGATATTCATAGGACCAAGATCGGGTGCCGCTGGCGTAAATGCGCAGCACGAGGCCGCGCTCGCGAAGCTCGACAAACCCCTTCTGTGGTGGTGGCGTCGCGTTGACGAGTTCTTCATTAAGGGTGGGCATCCAGGTGTATATAAAGGTGGAGACGCCCCGTGTCCAGTTCACTCCGGTTTCGTCGTCTGTCCACATACAGTCCACAGAGCGCACACATTGGCATTTAGCCCTCACTTGGCAGTAGTTTTTTTCTTCTGATATTTCAGTGAGTTAAGGTGGTGCCCAGGGGGTGAATTGAACACCCGACACCGTGATTTTCAGTCACGTTACGGGGCGTTTTAGCGCGTCCACATACGAAAAAGAACGAAACATAACTCGTTGTAATTGTACGCTCTTGACCTTTCGTCCACGTGACGTTATAAAATGTCCTAAGTGCTGGCGCCCACATGTTGCCCACACGGCAAGACCACGTGACTGACACGTGACTGACAAAAAGGACGAACGATGAAACCGCTCACTCAGAGAATTATCGACACCACGCCCGCGCCGAAAACCGGCTTCAAGGAATTGCGCGAGCGCGGCCTCGTGCTCCGCATTTCGGCGAGCGGCCTTCGCTCGTGGTCGTTTGAATTTCGCTCGCCGCTTACCAAGAAAAACGCGCGCATTTCGTTTCCAGCGACGTCGCTCGCCAACGCGCGCGATATCGTTCACCGCTATCGTGTCGCGCTCACCGAAGGCAAAGACCCGAGCGTCGAAAAAAAGGACGCGGTTGTTGCGCAGCGCGCCGAGCATACGCGTGCGACAACGGTCCGCGCTTCTCTCGACAAATACGAGCCGGGCTTCCTGGCCGACGCTCCGCTCAAGCAAGCGTCGCGGCGTGACCGCATGCACCGCTTGCGGCGCATCCTCGCGCCTCTCATGGATCGCGCTGTCGGATCGATCACGAGCCCCGAAATGGTCGCGTTCCTTGACGACGTCCAAACGAACAGCGGACCGATCGCTCGCAATCGCGCCCATGCCGAAATTCGCGCTTGGCTCGGTTGGGCGGCGAGGCGCGAGCACGCGGCGGTCAATGTGCTCGATCGCGTGCCGAAGGAAGTCAGCGAGAAAAGCCGCGAGCGCAAGCGCGTGCTGACTGACGCCGAGCTCGCCGCGATGATGACTGCGACGACCGATGGCTCGGCGTTCTCTGATTTCATTCGCGTGCTCTTGCACACGGGCTTGCGCCGCAACGAAGCGGCGAGCCTTCAACCGCACGACCTCGATTTCGAGGCTCGCACGATCACGGTGCGTGAGATTGTCGGCAAGACCGGCGATCGCGTCATTCCGATGGACGCGGCGATTGCGGCGATGCTCAAGGGGCGCGCCGAAGGCTTGGCGGCCGACGCTTATATTTTCGGTGAGGGTTCGGGGTTCAAGTCGCCATTCCAAGGTTGGCACAAGCCCACCGAGCGGTTGCGCGCCGATATGGCCGCCAGCGATTGGACGCTGCACGATATCCGCCGCACCGTTGCGACGCGGCTGCACATGGCGAAAGTCCACCCGCTGACGATCGAGGATTTGCTCGGCCATAAAACCGGCGTGCGCGCGGGCATGGCGGGCGTCTACAACGTCGCCGTCACCCTCGAGGATCAAAGGCTTGCGGTCGCCGATTGGGCGGCCAAGCTGGCGTCGTTGACAAATGTCGTGCCGCTCAAGCGGGTGGCCTGACATGCGCGGGCAATTGTTGGGCCTCAGTGCCGCCGCGAAACGCGTCGGCATGAGCACCGAAGCGTTTCGCCGCGTGGTGAAAGCCGGCAAGGGTCCGCCGGCCACGAAGCGGCCAGGCTCGAACCGTTGGTTATTTTGGGCCAACGAGGTTGACGCCTGGTTCGATAGCGGCCGCGTCAACCCGCCGCTCGTTGGCGACCGCTCTCAAGCCACTGGTCAAACTCACTAGACCAAAAGAGCCAGCGACGTGAACCGGGCCGCTTGAAACCAGGCGGCCCCATGTTCGCGTACAAGAGCGCCTTCAATGTGCCGATGCTCATGTTGCCGCGCTTGGCGGCGTCGGCCATGCCGATGAGCTCGCCTTTCGGGTTTGGGGTCATTGGAAACTCGGATCGTGGTCGTTGCCGCCGTCGGCGCCGGCCATGCTGCGCAAGAGCTCATAGACCTGGCGCGTGATGGTCGCATCGGGCCTTGAACAGACCCGGCGGCCGAGCCGCATGCGATGGCGCGAAACCGTTTCGATCGCGTCGGCGAGCGCCGCGTCGAGCAACCGCTGGCGCTCGTCCTCGTCATTCGGCTCGTAGCGTCGTGGCGGCGGCGTCTCGGCTTGGGCGGCGGCTTCGGCCAGGGCCGATATGATCGCCTGGCGGCCGACCTCCTCGGCGACGTGATCGAGCTCGGCGACGTCGGCGCGGGCGAGCGCCTCACGCAATGATGGCCGTGGGTTCATAGTCCATACTCCCTTGCAATGCGTGACTTGCCGATGGCGAGCTTCTTGAGCTTCGGCTTCGGCTCTTTGCGGGCGCCCCAATTGATCTTGCGGCGCGGCGGCGGCTTGACCCCGAGCGCGGCCGCCTCGAGCCGCACCGCCTTGCCGATATCGCCCATGTCGATTTTCGTCTTTTGCGGATGGCAGACGGCGACGCAAAGCAATTGCCCATCGGCCGGCGTGAGCTTGCGCTTAAGGTCCGCCGCCGGCCGTTTCCCCTCGGCGATGACATGGTCGATTTCATAGTCGGCTTTCTTCGGGCACCATCGGCCGCAGCGCTCGCAATGCACGCGCCCGCTTTCATCGGTGGCGCGCCCGCGTATGGCGATCCGATCGGCGAGCGTGAACTCACGGCGCTTGCGGTTCATATTTTCTGTCCGAGCTTGAGGGAAAGCCGCGCCGCAACCCATTCGAGCGTGCGCGCGCACGTCTTGGCCTCGCGATAGGCGTGTGGATCGCCGGCATGCTCGAGGCGGATGACGAGCTCGGCGAGCGCAAAGCGCGCTGTCGTGACCACGGCGGCGGCGTCGCACATAGCCAACTGTTCTTTGGTTAGCTCCTCGTTCATGCGGGAAACACCACGCCTCTCTGCAGACCTTGCGAATAGATCGTCTCGATAAGATCGGCGAATTCCTCCTTGTTGAGTTTGCTCGAGCGGTAGCCGAGCGCCACCACGCCGTTGCCGTCGAGCGACGGCATGAACCGCAGCTTGTGGCCGGCGGCTTTCATGAAGGCGCACTTGAAATCCTCGGGCTCGTAGCGCTCGCCGCCGATCGTAAGTTGCGCCGAAACCTCGTTGAGCAACGCCCACATGAGCCGGTTCTGCGCGGTCGTTCTCGGATCGTCGACGAGCTCGAAAGTCGCGCCGACCGGCGCGGCCTTGAGCGCCGCCATGAGCTCGGCCCGGTTCGTCTCGGTTATGGTGCGCGTGAGCCTCATGCGGCCCTCGGATAGAGCTCGTCGAGCTTGAGAAGCTTGCCGCCGAGCTCGGACAGAAAGTCGCGCGCTTCGGCCTCCATGCTCGCGATGATCGTCTCGTCGCGCATGACGCGCTTCTGGAAAAACTGCAGCGGATCGGGAAAGCGCGGGTCGTAGCTGACGAAATCTATCCATTCGCGCCCCGTGCAGGCCAAAACCCAATGAAGCTGCGGCAGGTGCTCCTCAGGTACAGCGTCCGCAAGGAGCGTTTGCAAATGCGTTCCAGACGTCGGCGCCTTAATCTCCAAGGCACCGTCAGCGCCGACGAGGGCGTCGGGGGAACAGCCAGCGTCCGGGATTGCTGGATGTCGGACAAATCCGACTTTCACGACCTCGGCGTTGGTGAAGAAGGCATAAGAGGCGCGCGCTTCGTCCTCGTGGTCGACGCCCCAAGACATCGGATTTGAGCGCTTCGCCGGCAGGCCAGTCACGCGCTCAGCGGCCAGATCGTACATGAGGTCAATTGCTGCTTGCGTGCGGTCGCCCGAGCGCTTGAGCGTCGAGAGCGCCTTCCCGATGACAGAGGCGGTGAGACATCCAATGCGCGCCTCAAACCATTCCGGCGAGCGTTGGACAAGGTCTATAGATGCTTCCAATTTTGTCCGCTCCAAATGGCGCTGATCGTGCTTTCGGTGACGCCGAACCTTCTCGCCAATTGAGTTTTGACCGGGGATTTTGCGCGTGGGTGGAGCGACGGAGCGAACGTTTTTATTTCTTTTGCTT